CCGCTGAAAAAGTTCAATGTTTTCAATGAGATAGGCACTAATCAATGTGTGGTATCTCACCCAGGTTTGTACGCATTTGTTGTTGTGCTACTGACAGCAGATGTTTTGAGGCCGAGTAGCAAAATGGTTATGCAGCGGATTGCAAATCCGCCTACGCCGGTTCGATTCCGACCTCGGCCTCCACTATTGAAAGCCCCGCAGATTAACGTCTGCGGGGTTTTTTATTGGGCGCAGGAAAGTGCAGGAGTTCCGAAACTTTAGGGGGTGGAGTTCCGAAACTATTTCATTTTGCCGGCTGGGCGATCGCCCCGATGCGACGATAGACACGCTTGGTGATCTCCTGCTCAGAGTGGCCCAGCAGTAGGCTCGCATCAGCAATGTCAGTGATTTCCGAGGCCGCTTTTGGTCGGATATCCTTGAACTGGAACTGGCGGATCTTCTCTGCGTCATCACTCCGGCCCTCTCTGACTGCCAACGATCGAGCCGCTTCCCGGGCATCATCCCACCTATTACGCAGCATCTGCTGTGAAACTCGCATCCCCGATTTGCTGAGGATGAAGTGCTGCGAGCTCTGCTGTTTGTTCCTCTCCATGATTTCCTCTATGAGAAGGCCTAGGCTATTTTTCACGCCATCGGCCTGCATCTGGATTCGAAGGCGCTTGCTGGTTTTTCCTTGCTGCACCGTCAAGTAATCCCCCTCGATGTCTCCACTCGTCATTGCGATAACGTCGGCCGGGCGCTGCCCCGTCAAATAGGCCAAGTCCATCGCGTCCCTTAGCTCCTGCGGAGCTTGTCCATACACTGCCGCCCAGACCATATCGTTGGCGTAGTAGTCCCGGACCTTTTCCTTATTTTTCCGAACGCCTGCGCACGGGTTCTCCCTATCGGTGAAACCCCACTCCCGCGCCATGTTGAACACATGGGACAGGAGGGCAATTTCCCTGTTCGCCCTGGTCTTTGCCGTCCGTGCATCCCGGTACTGCGCAACCATGGACGGAGTGATTGCATCTATGGGTGCGTCCTCAAACCCTTTGCGCAGATGCTTGAGTTCAGCCCTGTTGTCCTTTTGCGTGCGCGGCGCCTTCTTCGGGATAATGTCCCGCTCGTATCTGTCAAAAATCCCCTTCATGATCTTCAGGTCGGCCGGCTTTGCCTTGGCTTCCAGTTCGGCCCATTTAAGCCTTGCCTTGTCGAAGTCCCCGCCAAGCGACAGTTCCTTGCCGTTCGCATCCCGGTAGTAGTACCCAACCCAAACAGTACCGTTCTTACGGGGACGTTTACGCCGCACCATCCCTGGCGGCAAATCTCTATTCTCTGTCTTGCGGGGGCGCATATCAGTTCACTCTGGAGAAGTCTGGCGTCCAGGCCGGACGCGCCGGTGGCGGGTTTGGATCAGCGAGGGACGGGGAGAGCATGCCCAACTTCATGCGGGCGTACATCCGGCCAACCAAAGGGCGCTTGCCGCGACTTTCAACAAACACCCACTGACGATCGATCAGCCAGCGCCGCTGGTAGGCCCTCGCTTTGTAGCCGGTGAGTTCGGCGAGTTCTTCGTCCGAGAGGATTTCTTTTTCCATGATGATGCTCCATGCCGCGCGTGGCGGCAGAAGGTGGGGAAGGTTTATTCGTCGTCGGAATCGGGGTCGTCATCACCGTTGTGGCTCACGCTGATAGGCAGTTTGCCCAAGCGCTCTAAAGCCAGAACAAGTCCGATACGCAAGCCCTTGGCCATGTCCTTCGAGAGCACAATCTCGACTGGGTCATCTGTCCCAAGTTGAAGCGTCACACCTTCCTTGGCGTTGTCGCTGACCATCTTCAGCTGGTCGGCCTGGCGTTTGTGTCAGGCAAGCAACGCCTCGATCATCTCGCCTACGTCATGCGGGGCGCCGACAGAACCTGCGAGGCCGGCAGTAACCAGCTTCTCCAGTTCTTCCTTTTCCTCTTCGGCTAGCTCGAGCTGGTTGTCGGCAGCGAATGGGCCGCCAACCATTGACCAGCTACTGGCGAATACCTGGGCCTGCTCCATGATTGATTTAACAGTTTTTTCGGACATGCGAATTCCTCGCCCGCCGTTCACCGGCAGGCTGTAAGTTGTAGATTTTGGGTTGCTGTCGGAAGGGAGGTATCAGGGAATCGCTGATATACGAGTGAGGCCGGATCGAATAAGGTTCAGCAGTTCGCCCTGCCAGCTGTTTCAGAGAAATGCTGAGTGGCCGCAACTGGTCAGGGTGGGCTCTTTAGCGCGGCCCCTTGTAGCAGTACACGTAGGCGAACCAGGCGAGGGCTGGCGCTGTGAGCAGAATCATCAGCAGTACCCCCAACCCAGGCCCTGGATGTGTTCGTTCGGGATGATCAGCTTGTCGGGGACGGGCGCCTCATTGGCCACCGACAGATCACCGAAGTAACCCAGCGCCGCGCGGGCGCGCTCCAACGTCAGCTCAGCATGCCCTAGCTGACGCGACTTGCGAATCTTGTAGGAGCGCAGAGCATGCGCCTTGTCAGGGTAGGCGAACCGCTTGCCGCCGGAATCCTTCGATACGCGCTTGCGGCGCTTCTTCACGGCTTCAGCGGTCCAGCTGTGCTGGTAGCCGTTGATCATGTTCACCGTGTAGTCATCGGCGATGTACCAGCACTGCGCGGTTTCACCGATCACCTGATAGGTGACGCAATGAACCTCAAGGCCATCGGGGCCGATTTCATCAACGTAGCGATAATGGTCCGGGCCGAGCTTTTTCTTTTCCATGGTCGAGCGCGTCCTTGCCGCTATAGCGGCTGACTTTGAAGGGGGAGGGAGTTACAGCGGTGCTTTACTGGTGTATTACATGTCGCATATCGCAGTGAAAGGACGCTCAGCTTGATTAGATATCTTTCTTTTCTACTTCTGTTCCCAGTCTGTTCGGCATCAGCATACGATCCTGAGCGAGCATCGAATAACCTCGCGCACGAATTTGCGGAGTGCGCAGCTTATTACTCGATATCCTCGGAGATAATTTCACGGACTAAGCCTGAAGTAGCGAAGCAAATCGACGATGCAGCTAATCGTGCTTATCTGGGGTCCAGGACGCTGACGAGTAAGAAAGTGACCGAAGCAAGAGTCGAAATGGCGATCAAATCAATGACCAAGGAATTGGACAATGACATCGCAAATTTTTCAATTCTCATAAATAAGTACTCAGACAACTGTCAGGAGGCAGTCACTGATCCGGAAGCTCGAATGAATTACTGGCTCAAGAAGGAGGGCTGATTAGCCAGCGATCTCCATCGATACCAGATCATGGGCATTCACAACCGTCATGCCGAGGCGGTGGGCGATTTGGACTTCGAGTTTCGCGCCCTCCGAGCCTTCCCATCCCGGCAGCAGCGCGATCATTCCGCACAGGCCAAGGCGCGTGAGGTCGTAGGCCATGTAGTCGGCCCACTCTGCATCGGCGACCACGCCGTGCTCTGCCGGGTTCTCGACGGTGTAGCCGCGGGCCCTCAGATCGGCGGCCATCTTGTTGAACGCGGGGAAGTTGAAGTCTTCGAGGCCGGTCATGGGGCCGGCCAGGTACAGGCGGTTGGCACGGGAGGCGGCGAGCGTCACGCCGGGAGCGACGACGGCCTTGATACGGTCCACGGCGCGATCAATTGGGCCTTGAATGAATGGCGGTGGGGGCTCATTCGCAGGGGGAACCAGCCGAGTCACGGCGGCGATCATCCCCATCAAGGACTCAGTGACGATCGTGCGGATGTTTTCTGTGGGCATGGGGCGTCCTATGCCGGGTCATGCCCGGGCGGCTATGAAATTTTCGAAGTTGGTTTTGTGGGCTAAGTTTCAAGTACACAACTGGTTCAAAATCGAGCAGAGAATAGGTAGCACCTCAAAAAAGTGGTGCTCACATGAAACAATTAGTCGTAGACCTCATTCACCAAATCATCAGCAGCGTGTTTCTCGATGTACTTCATCAGTTGTCGACTTGGCTTCTGTCGGTACATTGGCAATCGCTATGCGGTTGTTAGGCCGCTTTAGCCTGACGCTCAGCAATCCGCCACGGATCATTGGCCCGGGCCAGTGCTGCCATAGGTGGCGGACTGACGCTGTTGCCACACATATGGACTTGCTGGGTCTTGGTGAATGGCTTGCCATCGGCTCCATGGCTGATGATGTAGTCGGCGGGGAATCCCTGCGCCTTATATAGCTCGGCTGGTTGAAGCATCCGCAGGCAGATGTCGACGATCACATACGGCGTGCCCTTGATCGTGACAGTGACCAGGCCCAGGCGATCCTTCGTGGTAATCGTTGGAGCGGGCTCACCCGCGCCGCTCACGTTTTCGGTCCCGTAGTAGCTGATCAGGAATGCCGCGACCCGCAGCGCGCCAGCTTCAACCTCTGGCGAGAGCTGGAGCTCGACCAACGAACTCTTTCCGCCACCGCCGGCAGTGATGGTTGGTGCCGGTTCGTTCACGGCCTGGCCGACGCTGGCGCCGAACTGGCGTTCCATGAAGGCAGTGACCAGACCGTGGTGAGTGCCGCCGGCGCTGATCGTGTGCAGCGGGTCAGCTGCATCACGCGCATCGCAGTTGCCGCGCAGGTGCACCAGATTGGCGGTCACCAGTTGCTGTTGGCTGCCGGTGTTGGTCACCGTGGTCATCGGGTCTTCGATGCTCTTGGCGGCCGTGGTGTTGAACCCGCCATTCATCTGGGCCATGAACACCGTAGAGATGCCCATGGCGTGTGCGGCGCCGGCGGGGCGCTGGTAGTTGCCGCCGCTGGTGATGGTTGGCAGCGGCTCGTCGAGAGCCTTGCCTTCGTCCGCAAACCGGAACTTCACCAGGTGTGCCGCTGCGATCGCTCGGTGATTCTGGGTCATCAGCGTCCCGGCCGGCTGATCTGCTGTCGCTGGCTTGCGGCTGTATTCGGGACCACCCGCACCGACCAGCACCGGGCTGATCAAAGTTAACTCACCACGGTTGGCGCAGGTCACTGTCGGCAGTGGGGCGTGCGGATCGTTGATCCGGTCACTGCCCTGGTGCGTGGCTGGCGCGATGATCGGACTAGCCATGGCGAACGATCCGCCGCGTGGCCAAGAGGTCACGGTGCGCAGCGGTTCATTTGCTGACTGCACGCTTTCCCCGGACCAGTTCGCAATTGGCACGATGAATGGGTCAGCAGCATCGATGACGAACTTCTTCATGCCCTTGGCGATTCGGCGAAGGGTGGCGTCTGCCAGTGGTTTTGCACGTCCGAAAATGCTTTTGCTCGGTTCCGACCAATCGATGCACTCGGCGGCGGTGCGCCACCTCTTTTGGCCCTCGGCTGGGTTCTTCGCGTGGGTCGGTTCGGGCCATACGATTGGCTGACCATCACAGCGGGCAATCATGAACAGGCGCTCACGGCTGGTTGGCGCGCCGTAATCGCAGGCTTTCAGCACCCGCCATTCCACCGCGTAGCCCAAGCGCTGAAGTTCGGCGACGAACACAGCCCATGTCTGCCCACGGCGGGCCGGATCCGGCACCAAAAACTGATTGTTTACCGGCACAACCTCGCCCTTATCGGCGATGCGGTTGATCAGGCTCTTTGGTTTAGTCGGATGCGGCACCAGGTCAAGAGTCACCACGCGGCCGGTGGCCTTGCAGCGCTTGGCGATCAGTGGCCCCCATTGGAGGATCTGTTTCACGTTCTCCAGGCTGATGACGCGCGGCTTCTTCTTGCCGGCCCACTTCAGACCGATCCATGACAGGTTTCGAATCTCACGCTTGCGCGGCTGGCCGCCGGCGGCCTGGCTGTGGTGCGTGCAGTCCGGCGACATGTGGAACCAGCCAACGGCCTTGCCCTCGCACTCGGTGTCTGGATCACCCTCGAACACGTCGGTGGTGTAGTGCACGGCGCCCGGGTGATTGACAGTGTGCATGCTGATCGCCTGAGGGCTGTGGTTCTTCGCCACGTTCACCGCGCGACCCAGGCCCATTTCCAGCCCGGTACCGGCGCCGCCGCCACCACAGAAGAAGTCGACAACGATCTCATCGTCCTGAGTGCTGAAGCCGAGTCCGTATTGGGTTTTGAAATCGAAGGGGTGTTTCTTCTGTTGTGCGGACATAGGGGATCCTCGCCGGCTGGCGTGATTCATTAATGTGGGAATTCGTACTACGCTTAACTCGTCATTTTGAGGCGTGCTTAATGAGTGATTGCGAAAACAAGGAGTTGGGAATGTCGGATTGCGCATACTGCGGGTTAACAATGGACTTTGTTCCCGATAACGACACTCAACGGTTTGAGGTCGAGTGCGAGCATTGCAACAAGGTCAACATAGTGAGTTGGAAAGTTTGGGCGACGGGCGTTTGGTACACAGGAATTAAGCAAGACTGAAACGCAGTAAGTGAGGCCAGCCAGGCGCCGCCCTCACAGGCTGGCGTGATTCGTTGAAGTGGGGATTGGTTCAGGTGCTCGGCGGGGTCAGCTATAGTGTTCCTCTAAAAAAGGAGTTCCTATGTACTGGTTGCTGGTGGCGGCTGTTCCGGTTTTTATTTATTGGGTTCATCAGAATGACAAGAACCATAACCGCACCGTTCGAGAGTGCTACGACTTGAGAGAGGAATTGAACGAGCTCCGGCAGCGCGTTGCTTCTCTTGAAATCGATTTGGAGCGCGTTCAGGCGAACAGGTAGCTTTCGGCCTACGCCTACTCGCTCTTTTTCGTCCATGGGTTATCTCCAGTCAGACGCCGCCCTCCGTTACCGGATGCGGCATGGTGGCAAATTAGTGGTGCATAAGTTAAAAAGTCATCTTCTCGTCCGACAACGGACTTTTTCGGAGCAGTGCTATGGACTTCACACGAGACCCAGCGGATTTCATCACTTACATCGCCACAGTAAAACGGGATTGGACTCGAGCATCTTCCGAATTCTTAGGTCTTGTAGACCATTGGCAGGATCTGTCTTTGAATCATTTTGCGGGCATGACAGCCATATCTGCCAAGGAACGCAGCATTGAAGGAGAGGTACTGGGCAAGCAGTTTTCTATTGAACTAAGCCCGATCTCTGTTGATAAAGCTGGTTTCGCTGAGGCGGTCCTGTTTTTGCGCAGAATTGGAGGATCAAAGTCAGAACTGGGTCGATTTAATGTTCGCCGTGATGGATCCATTTTTAGCAGCGACGGCTCGCTTCTGCTCGACTCGGATATAAACGGTTACAGCTACAGAGTATTTTCTACTGTTCTGCAGGCGGTAATCGAGGCGCCTGTGCCTGTTGATTCTGAGTAATCACCAACTTCCCTCAATCGGCATACGAGTTTCTTCACGTTGGTAAGCTAGTTTCAATTTCCGCGACACGTTTTCGGGTATCACATATTCGTGTCGCGGCGGCGGCTCAAGCAGGGGAAGGGCGCCGCCCGGGCCGAGGCCGTGCAGGTGGTGAATCATCAGCGTGATTGCCTCGCCCTGTTCCTCGATGCCGCTCCAGGTCATCAGCTCAGCAAGGGCTTGGCGCGTGCCGGGTAGGCAGTGCAGCCGAATCTCTTCTTCGCCACGTTCCTTCTTCTTCGCCGCGGCTTTCGCTGACCGCTCCGCATTGCTTTTGGCCATGGCCTGCCTCTTCAATTCCGTGGGCTGGCAGATCCAGCCAAGTCTGTCGTCGGCGCTGGTGCGCCCGGTTGATCATTCATTTCATGTTGGCGATGCGAACTTGAATCCGTTCTCTCTGGCGATCAGCTCGATGCGCTTCTGCCGAATACGAGTTTGCGTTGCTGCTGCGCTGGAGGTGATGCCCGTCTCTGCCAAGGCCTTGAGCATAGGTGCGAGCTTGTCGCGCTCTTTACGCAGGCGTTCGCTGTGGCCGCTGGCGCCGGAAAGGCTGACCTCGCCGCTGACGCCAGCTTCGACTTCCTGCACCGTACGGCCGGCGCCGAAGAACTGATCCAACTGCTGGTTCAGGTTCGCGATAATCGAGTCTCGCGGGTTTGGCATTGGTGTACCGATCACTGCGCACCTCCGGGGAGGCGGTTGGCCTTTTCCTCGAGCTGGATGGCGAAATCGACAGCGGCGGCGTGCTCGAAGCGAAAGCCCCGGGTCTTGCCGGTGACCAGATCGACGATGTGGTATGCCTTCGGCCCGACGTTCTTCACCTGAAAGCGCACAGCCTTTTCGGGTTTTGGCAGGTTGGCGAGCCGGGCGAAGTCTTCACGAGCGGCCTGGGTGCGAATCAACAGAACGCTAAGGACATCACGCTTCTGTTGGATCAATGGGTGCATTTGCATGGCTGATCCCTCTGTGTGGGGTTGCGTGTATTCGTCAGCACTCGGGCCTCCTGCTGGTTGCCGTTGGGCGCAGGGGAGAGTGCTGACGGATAAAGGCGGGGCAAAAGAAAGGCCCGTTGGACGTTCGGGCCTTTCACAGATGCAGTGAATTTCGGGCATGGTCTATTTCATGATGGTCATCCTCTGATGCGCGCCGTTGGCATCTTGGCGGGCGCTCGCCTGTATCTGGTATTACCTGCGGGGGGCCGCATTGCGCGGTGCAGAATCGTCCGCATCGGGGTGTGATCTGGCCGGTGCTGATCTCCGGCTTGATGGCCTAACTCATCTAGGACTCAGTAGCTCATCAGCGAGCCTCGGCTTGCGTATCAGCCTACGCATCCAGATCACACTCCGATGCGGCCTGGTGCTGGGGAGTACCAGGTGCTCGGGCCGTCTTTCCGGCTGTCATCCAGTCCTCGGCACTGGCGCCGCTCCGTTCCCGCAGCTGATTGCAGGTCGTGAGTCGTCTTTGGTTTGGGCTTCGAGCTTCCTCCCCACGGCGTCAAACAGCATCTGTTCGCCATGGATCACAGGTCCTTACAACATGCACGCTACAGCTCTGAATGCCCGACTGAGTGGGGCAGGGTGCATGAGGTCCGGCGTTCCCAGCCGAGGCTATCGGGATCGCTAATTCGATTCGGTGTCTCTCCCTTTTGCCGCTGGGATTCGCGGGACGCGTTGCTTGCCGGGTCATTCACACGGTTAAGGCGTTTCACCATCGAGCAGCCGTCCAGGTTGTTCCTGTCGTTGGCAGGCTTTCGGGTCTGTCTGCTCGCCGGTCGCCGGTAGAGGCAATGCGGTCTGTTGTTTGTTGCGCTGACTGTTAAAGAGCGGTGCAGATTTCGCTGCTGGGCCTGTGTTGCGTTCGGCTTGAGAGGAATATAAGCCTGCTTATCTATGGTCGTCAATAAGCACACTTATAATATTTTCTTGAGGCGATAAAAAGCCCGCGTTGAGCGGGCTTCCATTACAACTCGATGTACCCCTTCCAACCGATATGCACGCAATCATGGTCCAGGCGATCAACCGTGATCCCTTCAGTCTCATCCAACTCTTGGAGCACTCGCTCCCAAGCTTCGGGCGCCTCATCCTCCCGCCTGGTGATCTTCACCGCCTGATGCTTCTGCACCTTGGGATCAGAAACCATCTTCTGAATTCGACGTCCCACGTGCTCGTAGGAGTTGGGTATGAATGTGGTGTTGATCTCGCGCTGGTCCATGTAATCCTCCTTGGGTTAACTGTATGAATAAACAGTATTTGATCTGTAGGAAAACGGCAATACGGAAAGAGTACATTTGTACTCCATTCGCGTTCAGGCACGAAAAAGCCCGCACTTGGCGGGCTTCTGTTATTTCGTAATTCGGTGAATTTGGGACTTCAAAGCTTCCCGGTCATACGCACTGCGACGCCGATGATTTTGCAGCTCTCATCAAGTTCAACCATCTTGTAAGCCGGGTTCAGCGGCTTCAAGTATCTGACTCCGCCGTCGTCCACCAGCTTCTTGAAGGTAGCTTCATTGCTAGCCGGGAGCTTAGCGATCACCAGTTTGCCCGGTTTGACGTCGGCCTCTGTATCGACCAGGATCAGCATTCCCTCAGGTACGCTGGTGCCGGTTGGCGCCGTCATCGAGTCGCCCTTTACCTCAAGCCAGAAGGCCGGGCCTTTGGAGTCATAATCAGATAGCTCGTAGCGGTCTGAAAATCCATCGGGGTAGGGCTGAACCGCTTCTTCCCACGATCCGGCAGACACCCAACTGATTACGGGGTATCGGTAAAGTGTTGCTGGCTGTTGAGCCATCCGCACATTGGAATCTCCCGACAATTTATCGGTCATCGAACCAATCCCGTCAGACAACCAAATCGCGCTAACGCCACAGAGATGCGCAAATTTCGCGAGATGGACGCTCTGCTGATTCTTACCCGTCTCCAGCTGCGAGATTACGGGCTGCTCAACACCAGCCTTTTCGGCAAGTGCTTTCTGGGTCAGGTTCGCATGCTTGCGTGCGAGCTTCATGCGTTCGGCTAATGTCGTCATGCCCCTGAATTTATAAGTTCCCTTATGCTCTTGCAAATAAGCCTCCTTCTAAATACGATATAAGCGTGCTTATCAGGAGGGTTCTCTATGACCCCTATCGAAAGGCTCGTCGAGCACTTCGGCGGGCAAACCAAAACAGCTCTGGCACTGGGAGTGACTCAAGCAGCGGTTTCCTACTGGGTAACCGGCGCTTACTCCATGAGCGCGAAGACTGCGTTTAAGGCAGAAGAGCTGACAAATGGGCTGATCACCGCCCGCGAACTCTGCGCTGAACAAAAGCCATCGGTCAGTGCTGCTTAGTCCGTGAGAAACATTTTGCAATCCGTAGTGGCATGCAGCCACTGAAACAAAACAGAGGTTTTACGAATGGACGAATTTCTGCGGGCTTGCCAAAGCGCGGTACTGGACAACGAAGCGAAGGTACTGGCTGGCCAGATGGGCGTTCCTCACGTGAGCCTGTTGCAGCGCGCCAACCCCGACAACGATGCCCATCACCTGACCATTGAGCACTTGTTCGGGATCTTGCTGCACACCGGCGATATGCGCCCGCTCGCCGCCCTGGCTGATCAGTTCGGTTTCGAATTGGTGAAAAGGGAAGCTCCGGCACCGGTGGCGCTAACGGCTTCGATGATGCACGTGGGTAAAGAAATCGCTGACCTGACTCTGGCTGTGCACTGCGCGCTGGATGACGGCCGCGTAACTCAGATCGAGAAACAAGCCATCCGTAAAGAAATCGATCACGTGCGGCACGAACTCGACGTGATGGAACAGTCGGTAAAGGTCGCCTGAATCGCAGGCACAAAAAAGCCGGTGGCTAGACCGGCTTCTTCAACAGCAAAACACTTGAGGGACCATTATGAACACGATCGTCGCTCCAAGCAATACGGTCACCATGTCGAGCCGGGAGATTGCGGAGCTCACCGGCAAGCAACACAAGAACGTCCTGAGGGACATCAACGTGATGCTTGAGTCGCTAGAGAAGGCTGGCTCAGATTTGAGCCAGGCCATTCGTTACTTTGATGAGCGTGGCCGAAACTCA